AGTGCTGGTTCCTCCCACCGTGTTGGCTTCAGCTCCTCCGTTGACTCCAAAGTCCAAGTCTGTTTCCCATCCATTGATGCGATCTAGTGTAAAGAATGATGGGCCAAAGACTGCTAGTCGATGGAGGGCTAAAACGCCCATGCCAAATCAGGCATTATCTGTGCCTGCCAAATTGGGTGAAAAATCTCCTACAGCCTCTATAAACCCCTCGGCGCCTCCACTAAATATGGACGAAAAATATTCTCAGGTTGGAGGTAAAACCGATTCATACATGTACACTTCCAATATTCCAGATATAGACTCTGAGCCCGGAGACCTAGCATTACAGTTTATGACATCTTCTAGCAAAAGAGCCAAAGTGATGGACATGGATATGAATCCTGGTCGCGTTAGTGAGCCTACTAAAGTGATATATACTAAGAAACAATTGCCTGGATACCCTGTATATGTCACTGAACCAACTTTCAAACAGATGAACTACCAATGGCCGGGGGTTTATGAGTTGCGTCCGGGCCACTCGGGGTTTAATAACATGGGACTCTTAGTCAGTAGTATTGCTAGATCATTGGCACCTGGCATAGCCGTGAATCCGAATTCTCAAGCTGCCATCTTGTTGCAAGGCTATGGTTGGACTATATGCTATGATCACAGTCGGTTTTATACTTTGTATGAACATGTGTGTAATATTGTTCGTACGTGTGATTGTGGAAAGGGAGTCAATTGTGATGAGTTCTATGAGGGAAATATACTGGTGTTTTTCTCGGGATTATGTGAGGACTACAGTGCTATTTGCAAAAATAGAGAGTATGCTAATGTCTACATAGTGGGTCCTGATCCAACTAGTTCTGCCGTAAGTTGCGGAGAACGGGTCACAGCTTACTTTCAACTGGATAAAGTTGAAAAATCACTTGAGAAGAACACCATACATGTTAATTATGTACTTAAGTCCCCTGAAATATCATTCTCTCTACCTATTAACAAGAGGTATGCAAGCTGTAAGAGAGTGATGGTGCTTGGAGGGCCCGAGTATAATAACTATGCCCTGGTAAAGATAGGATTAGATGAGCTACCTGATGGAAATTACGATGATAAGGATAATTTGTTTGTGAGTTCTTACAAAAACAATTTTTACGAACCATCCTATCTAGGCAAAAGCGACAGTACAATGGGCACCAGGGCCGTAATCGTCCACTACAAGGAGCATGGTGAAAGTGTGTTCGATTTAATACATATTAATAGCGGTATTGAGGCAGATTTATCCGCTATAATGGTAAATAAACCAAAGAACACAACCACCCGTGCCCTAGGAGAGTCGAGGTTCAGACAAATAGCCGCAAATTTTGGATTGCCACAAGTGTTGTGGATAAAGAGCATGTTGTTCACCATACACAGAGCCTGGGACACATTAATACCTCTCGAAAATGTGTATAATAGTAGCATGCTTGACGACCCTGGCAAACTGAGACTAAATGAGACTCTCATACGCGGAGACAACGTTCTTAAGAGCTGGATGCAGATGATATGGACCATTTTGACTGCTGCCAGTACTTTGGGATTGGCGGCAGGTGCAAACGTTGCCTCTGTAATCAGAGCCACAGCGGGAGTAATATCTCAAGGTAATGTTACACCTGGGGTCAAACAGTTGGACTCAAAGAATAGTCACTATCTCTACTCAAACCGCTTGCATGGAGTTCTAGTGGCACCATTTTACGAAGAAGCAGTTAAATACTATGCCAGATATGTCATTCTGTGGTTCTTTTCTCAATTTAAATGGGATATTGAAAGTGTCACAGTAGCTTTTGGTGTTGGTCTGCTTTTTGGAGTTGGTGAGTTCGTTCTTAAGTCCAAACATAGGACGCTGGTACTGGATAGATTTGATGTGATGTTATTTTCAGCGTTCCCGGTCATTTTCCACACTTTCCTTTACTTGGTAGACAACATGGGATTTTTATGGAGAGTGTTTATTCATTCCATGTTTAACCTAACAATATTGGTTGTCTCATGGGCTTTTACCCGGTACCATAATAGAGATGCCACATGGGAAGATCACATATATTGGGGGTTTGCTACCTTACCCAGAGACAGGTATAGTGTCTACGTTCCAAAAAGACCCACCGGACCATTCTGTCCCTCAGGAAAAATTACTGTAAATAGGGAATTGGACTACTCAGATGTTTACCAGAGGAGGAAGTTGATCCAATGTCAGGTCGGACCTATTTTAGGTGCTCCTCCTGTCGTGTATGCAAATACTGCTCATGCTGCCGATTGTGCATTTACTAGACAGATACAGTATAAGCCAATGGTCGCACATGTGTTTGAGGAGATGCGAGACGAATTCTTCCCTGGGTTTAAAGACATGATGCATGATCTATTAGGTTTCATTCCCTGTTCCTCTGCTGAGGAATATAGAGACACCCTGGACGGAAAGCAGAAGCGACAAGTGCAACAAGCAATCGACGAT